ATGGACGGGCATACGATAACCATAATACTAAGCGATGAGGCGAACAGTTTTGTAAGGCAGCAGCCATTCAAGGCACAGCAGAAGATAGCGTATAATATTCGTAGAGTGCAGAGTGGTCTAATAGAAAAGGACGTTTTCAAGAAATTGGAAAACTCTGATATATGGGAGTTACGGACGCTTTTCAACGGAATTTGTTACCGTCTGTTTGCTTTCTGGGACACCGAGAAAGGGGCTTTGGTAGTAGTTACTCACGGGATAGTGAAAAAGACGCAGAAAACCCCTAAAAAGGAGATAGAAAAGGCAGAGAGAATAAGGAAAGAATATTTTAATGATAAAAAGTAACAGATATGGCAAAGATGAATTTAACTCCAGCAGACAAATTGATAGATGATGTATGGGGAAAGGTGGGCACTCCCGAAAGGGACGCTATGGAAGCTCAACTCAAAGATGATTTGCAGGCTTATTACATTGGAGAGGCTATCAAGGCAGAAAGGCTCAAACAGAACCTCACACAGGAGGAATTAGGCGAAAAGGTAGGCGTGAAACGCTCTCAAATTTGTAAGTTGGAGAGCGGTAAAAGTTCTATAACCCTTTCCACGATGAGCAAAGTTTTTAAGGCTTTGGGAATTACAACGGCCACCCTTGATTTGGGAATAGGCGGAAAGGTTGCTTTGTGGTAAGAATATAAAGCAGGATCCATAACGAGGAGGACGCAAAACGCCCTCCTTTTTTGTCTCCTTATACTTCAAATTTAGGTCGTGATTAGGTAATAAATAAACTTAAACGAGTTACAAATGAAATCATTGCTTCATTCATAATCTTTAATTCAAATCCAGACAATACTATCCTACAATCGAGAGATACCGGCTTAAAGATTCTATTTCAGCCCGTATAACAACCTTTTGGAAATCTGCCGTATTGTTCTCCGTATGAGAGGCTTCCAGTGCCTTGTAATAGCTTATTTTGTCCTCGTTGCTGCCTTTGAGATTTACCAGCGTATAACCGTTGCGGAGTAAGTATAGATTCATCAGAAGCCGAGATGTGCGCCCGTTCCCGTCTATAAACGGGTGTATTCGTACCAACTCATCATGAAGATAAGCCGCAATGAGCACCGGGTGAATGCCCTGCTCCTCCATTCCGGAAAACCTTGTCATAAAAGCCTCCATTTGTGGTTGTATCAAATACGGCTGTGGAGGGACATGTGTACTTCCCGAAATCATAACAGGCACGCACCGATAACGTCCGGCATTCTCTCTATCTATGCCATGTAGCACAATAGCGTGTATTTCCTTGATTGTGCGCTCCGATATTTCCATACCTCCCTTTGCAAAGTCCTTTATGTAGTATATCGCTTCAACGTGGTTAATCGCTTCAAGGTGTTCCCGCATTGACTTTCCGGCGATAGTAACTCCCTCGTTCACTACTAACTCCGTTTCTTGCAGTGTGAGCGTATTTCCCTCGATCCGGTTGCTTTCATAGGTGTATTCAATGGCAAACGCATTCTCTATCTTTTGTAGGGCTTCTGGTGGTAATGGGCGAAGCCCCAACAAACGGGCTTTCAACGTGTCGCATTGAAGTAATAGCTTTGTTATTTCCTCGTTCATGGCTTAATCTTTTGACTCAATTACCTTTAACTTCGCTCCACATTTAGGACACGTCAATACAGTAGTATCGCTATTGGGGCGTACTTCTTCTGGTGATACAAACAATTCCCATATATCAACTCCTAAATTAGAAGCAATTGAAGTAAGAACTTTAATCGAAGGATTCCCTGATATATGTTGGTTCAATGCACTTTGGCTAATTCCCATTCTTTCGGCTAACTCTTTTGTAGTTATACCTTTTTGCTCAATAATATCTCTTATTCTCATACCCTAAAAGTTATTTCTGTTACAAAAGTCGTTTTTTTATTAGTATATGCAAGCTATATCTTGTATAAATAAAGTTAAATACAAGATAAACCTTGTTCAAACTATTGTATAAACAAGATATAACTTGTATCTTTATATCATAAAACTAAAACAAAGATATGAAAACGAAAATCGACAAATCGCAACTTTTCAAAATGGCATGGTCAATGTATAAACTCTCTATCTCGGTTCTCGGCCGTGAGTTCTGCCAATCGTTCAGTGCTTGTTTGAGGAACGCATGGTTTAAGATGAAAGCGGAAGCCCGCAAGGCAGAAAAAGAAGCTCGCCGGTTAATGAAAAAGTCGGACCCCGCACAAAAGCCCGAATCGGTTGTATTCGACTCAGCAATGGAAAGAGGTATAATAGAGTATTACAGAACCCAAAGCGGGCGTTATTGTGGAGATTAATACACCAAATACACGTGCTCTTCCAAAACAACAAGAGCGGTGGCCCGGCTATATCACTGTGGAAACAAAAGCCGGGTCACTTTAATAAAAACCAATAGATTAAACCTATAGTCCGTGATACTCCATTTCATTCATATTTCATTTCAAGTTCCAAAAAGTTAAACTCTTGACTATGAGTAAAATAAGGCTGTAAATATTTGGTTAACTCACTGATAATGAGTATCTTTACAATACTAAAAAACAACCCAATTAAAACATAATAGCAATGAAAGCAACTCATATTTTTACAGAGAAATTTGATACAAGAAGAAAACTTGCCAACAGAGCACTGAAAGCAATGAATGACATCTGTGACTACGATAATGGTACAATTCGCAACCCTTATGAGCTTGCAAGTTCTGTAATGAAAGACGGTAGAACACTTATCCAAACTATCTATGAAGATGGCGAGGTACAATACAATGATGGGTGGTATATCGTAGAAGTTGACGAATATTGTATGTATGTTGACTTAACAGGTATTGCTACTAAAGAAATGGGGATTGAGAAGTATGAGTATATTGACGAAATCAGCGAATTTGAAGAGATTGAAGCATTAGTATAATTTTAACTAGCAGAGCGAAAGCCTTGCACAATATATAAGAGCAATGAACACATATTACAAGTTTGCGCCAAACGTATTTTTGGCAAAGTGCGAAGAAAAGCATGAAAGAGGTGAGGAAATTCTAGTTACAACCAAGTATGGAAAAGAGAATGAAAGTATCGTTTTTAATCTGATATTTGAGCGTGACGGATTCTATTATTACTCCATCGTAAGAGCTGACGGATTCAACGTACAAGAATGGGCAAAACGTAGAGCCGAACGTAGACGTGAATGGTCTGTATCAGCAAATAAAAAAAGTCATGAATATTTCGAAAAGTCAAATAAGGACAGAGATTTTCTTTCACTTGGAGAACCTATTAAAATAGGACATCATAGCGAAAGACGACACAGAAAAGCAATAGCGGATGCTTGGAGAAACATGGGTAAAAGCGTTGAATTTAGCGACAAAGCAACAGAACATGAAAGAGAAGCCGAATACTGGGACAAGCGTGCTACAACCATCAACCTATCTATGCCGGAAAGTATTGACTTTTATGCGCACAAGCTGGAAGAAGCCAAAGAATATCATGAAGGTGTAAAGTCAGGCAAATATCCACGTGAACACTCCTACACTCTTACTTATGCCAAAAAAGCAGTAAATGAAGCTCAAAAGAATTATGATCTTGCAGTAAAATTATGGGGGTAATAAGTGACGAATAATCATTGTTAAATCTAACGGATAAAAATCGTATGCTATCATTGATATTTTACAATCGAAAACTTTCCGCTCATATCTTGACAAGGACGATTTAAGGAATGAGTTAGAAGATATGATTAAACGATTCATTAAACGGACAGAAAAGAAAATCAACGAAAATCTATAAATCATCAGTTATGACACAAAAAGAAGCATTAAAACAATTAGAAAAGTACTGTCATGCTAATCAAATGCATCTAACCGCTTCGTCATTCTCTTATGGGTATTATGCGTTCGTAATACACGACGAATCATTTACCGGGGATAGAGTAATAGAAGGGGGCATTCCATGTCACAGGATAAGCGGGTATCTGAAACCCACAGAATTGTTGATATGGATTGATGGGTATCATGCAGGATTGCAAAATTCAAAACTAAATAAAGGGAATATAGAATGAAATACAAATTCAGAATAATCGAAACCTACTCGAAGGTAGTGGAGGTAGAAGCAGAAAACATGGATTCCGCTCATGAGAAAGTAGAAGAAATGATAAACACAGAAGAAATCGCCCTTACTAACGATGATTTTGAAGACATCGAAATTTACCCTTATGGAAACCAAAACAAGTAAAGCTATATCCCTACTCCACTCCGGCTATTTGAAAGAAGCATTAGCTATATTCTCTACTTTTCGAGTTGGTTTCTCCAAAGAAGAACGTAGAACATTGAAGATAGCACATGAATGCCTATCCGGTAATTCTGTTTTCTATCGACAACTCGGAATTGATACCAGCGAAGAGGTGGAGAAAAGCAAGTCAATTTTGATTGCTAAATACCTGTAAATCAAAAAAGTTAAACAAAGTTTAAGCGCATGAAATAAAAGACATAACTCATTGGTATTCAATATATTATTTGTATCTTTACATATCAAAAATAACAAATTAATCAATAAGAGCAATGAATAGAGTACAACAAATGACAGCAGAATTGAATCAGATACTACACTCTGACACCTACCAGTTCGAAATCGATACCAAAGATTATGTTTTCGGATTCAAGAAAACCATAAGAAAGCGTACTAAAAATTTAGCAAAAGCTATTCAATTACAAGTTAAGCTAGCTAATGACTGCGGGCGTTTCCTATCCGATACAGTTAGAATAGTAGCCGTGAGAATATATAGGAACGGTGAGTTAAGAAAAGAACTCCGTGCAGAAGAAATAACATCAACGTATAACGGATAAAATATATAGCGATGAAAGCAAATAAAATCGTGTTCCTATACTATCCTTGTATGGTAATTGTATGTGAATCAATTGAGACTCCTAATTCCACAGACCCAGAAACAAACGATTTGAGGGAATATGCTAGAATAGTGAGGTTTTCATATGAAACAAAATTTTTCCCTAAGTTTGAGTTTCTTCCTGCCGGTTCAATCGAATGGACTAAACACGCAGATATGCTTAGTAAAGAACAGAGAGACAGCATAGAAAGATGTTCCCAGCGATTGCGATATGAAGACAAAGATCGGATTGATTATTTCGCTAAGCTAAAAGAAACGAGTATCAAATCACATAAATCATGAGCAATGAGAACAGCAACATTGAAAGAGCCATATAAAGGCTATAGAAACATAATTCTAATCGAATATTGGCCGAACATGCATAAATGGGAAGTCGAGATTTGTGGAAGTGGTAAACATATTTTTGTATATGAAGACGAATTTGAGGAGGATTAAGCCATGACATACGAAGATTTGAAAGAAGAAGATGTTAATAAGATGCGGAATCTTAATCGCAAGAATCACTACTGTCTATCTTGTACAGAATTGGAATCACTTGCCAAGAAACATCAAAACCATCGCAAAATTGGTGATGAATATACCTGTTTACTTATAGAATATCGATTAACTGATATAAATTTCCACACCGAAGCGTCATTGTTACACGCTGGAGAATATGAAAAAGTCATAGAAATAATAAAAACGTGGTAGTTTAGACAATTTTAGCACTAAAAGTGCATGAATTTCATATACTTTTTATATATTTACACCGTAAAAAGAACAAAAAATGAAGATTTTTACATCGTATTTCGGTAATAGCCGAAAACTGAAAGAGGCGGGAGTTAATATGATTTGCGTAGCAATCGGAAAACCCAGATTTATAGCTGGTATTCCACAAATGCTGAATGTTTGCCCGACTCGTTATATGGTAAGTGGACCTTGTTCCCACGATGAATACCTAAAACTTTACGACAGAATATTGGCAAGCCAAGATGCGAACCAAGTCGTGAAACAAATTGAAATGTTAAGCGGAGGAAAAGACGTTGCTCTTTGTTGCTACGAAAAACCGGGTGATTTCTGCCATCGCCATATTTTGGCAAAATGGATCACAGAAAATACTGGTATTGAAATCACAGAATTTGGAGTTGTTGAGAAGAAAGAGCCCAATTATGAACAAGCGAGTTTGTTTTGAAAATAATGCCAACCATCAATAGCGTTTGATGGGATGCTGTCAGATTTGCCAAGCAAGCGGTGGTTTGACAGCATTGGTTTGGTTGAATGGCGAAGTGATTAACGCAACGGTCTGCAAAACCGTTATTCGTGGGTTTGAATCCCACTTCAACCTCAGAGATAAGAAATAACGACCAAAGTACAAGGAAGGGCAGTGAAAATTCTGATAAACGGTTTGCAGGCTGCCCATATTGCGGAAATAGCTCATCGGCAGAGCGTTGGCATTCCAGCCAAAGAGTGGGGTTCGATTCCCTGTTTCCGCTCAACCCTTATAGTAGCGATAAGCAAAAGCAAGAACATTAAAGCTTGTGCAGTTTACGGGGTGATAGTAATTGCTATCTGACACGACTGAAAGAAGCCGAAGAATTGCATAAGTGTTCTTGCAAGTAGCTTGAAAAATGATGGATTTGTGTTTAGTCTTGTCGGGAATACGCTTGGCAGACTTAGCACAAAATGTATATGAAGTTATATACAACTTAAATATATGGACGAAAAAACGATAACAAATCCTTTAAATCAAGGACAAGAGAACTCTAATGATCCTATCAAAATTACAGTGTTAGGGTGTGGTAATGTAGGTGTAGCCATAGCAGCAGATTTATCTATTGGCGGACACGACGTTTCTTTGATTAAAACCTCCCACTCGAAAGAATCAGTTTTTTACAAAATCCGTCAGAACAATAACCGTGTATTGCTGAAAGAGAACTGTAGTTATAGAACTGCTGTAATCAATGAAGTATCTCATGACATTAGCAAAGTAACAAAAGCTGATGTCGTCATTGTGACAATTCAAAGTACCTATCACGAAAATCTTATCGAGAGAATAAGCAAGTTTCTCAACGGGAGCCAGATTGTAATTTGCATTTGCAGTTATATGTCATCTTTCTACTTCAAAAAGCACTGTTCTTCAATGCCAGTCATAGTGGAAACTGCTGGCCCATATCTTGAAGGACGAATAGAAGAAGATGATGTCCCCGGAGAAGTCGTATTCCGGGTTGGGTGCAGGCTTACAAGAAGCCCATTGTCTATCTTCCAAAAAGAAATAGCAGGGGAGTGTATGGATAGAATCCGTCAACTATATAAAGGTTTCAGCAACGAATACTCAGTATTGGAATCCGCATTACTCAACCCTAATATGGTTTTGCATACCGTTGGATCCATAATGAGCATTCCAAGAATAGAATACAGCAAGGGAAACTTCTGTATGTATAGGGAAGCATACGCCCGTGGTAATGATGCGACCTTTAAGGTTATGCTGGATTTGGATAAAGAGAAACGCAAGGTTTTAGAACGATTAGGTTGTAATCCTATCGATATTTTTGTCGCAGGAGGTTTTCTCGGTGACCCTATAAAGAGTTTTTACGAATACTCTGAATCCAAAGATAGGGCGATAAGTCCTACTTCAGTGCGTTCAAGATACATCACGGAAGATGTTTCACAAGGTCTTATCCTGTTGGAAAGCATTGCCAAAAGAATAGGCGTAGACGTTCCCATTACAACATCTCTCATCAATATTTCAAGTGTAGCTTTAGGAGAAGATTTTAGAGAAAACGGAAGAACTATCCAGAGATTAGGTTGCGAAAAGTATATAGAAGAACTTTGCGAAACAAGATATGGATATTAGCACAGACATAAAAACACGTACATTTGGTGTCGAGATTGAGATGTGTAATCTTGATCGTAGTAAAGTGTCATTGCCAACAGGATATTCATGGAGTAAGGATGAGGATATTGTTAACACAGACGGGACGTGTAATAAGAGATTTGGTGGCGAAATTAATACTCCACCGCTAAGACTTTGCTTGAAAGATTTGCACGAATTGAAAAGTGTATATGAATCTATGGTAAATGCAGGAGGTGTAATCAAATGGAGCGTCTATACACATGTCCATATCTATGCTGGGGATTTGTCGGTGGAGCAATTAAAAAATATCTTTCTTTTCTTTTATGTATGCTATCCGTTCATCAAAAAGTATGCGAATATCTCAGAATGGGACGAAATGGTTTTCAATCTCATGCCGATTCCTACTGAAAAATATTATAATGGTGTTTTGCAATCCAAAACATTTGACGACATAAGAGAATTATTTACTAACAATTCAAAGAAAGGTTTTATCCGTCACGCAATTAACATATCATCATATTTTAAGACTAAGACTATAGAGTTTCGCACCTATCATGCTACAACAGATTTTTATATGGCGATGAATTGCGTTTACTCTACGTATAGAATGTTTTATTATGCCATAAATCATACGTTTAATGACTTTCAATTACTACATACCTACGAGGAGTTCAAAAAAGTTACCGGACTGAAATACGAAACACCTAAGGAGCTTATTCCGCTACTCTATCAAGGCAACCCATACAATGCGATAGAAACGTTTCAAACAAGACCGATAGCATTCAATTCCAAACAGGCTTCGGCTCTATATGAGGCAATGAAAGAACATGGGCACAAAGAGGTATGCATAGTAAACAGCTTTTTATATAACTATGAGTTGTTTTTCATGGATAAAATGGATGTGTCTATTTTTAGTCAAGACCCATATTGCCATTTGCTGTATTTGCTATCCAATGGAAAAATGTCGCTGACGTATAACAACAGTCTGGAATGGCTGGAGCAGTTCAACAACAAGACACCATCAAGGCAGCTTGCGTTGGCTCTGTATGCAAAGGGCTTGCAGAAGTTCTGTATGAGCCAGTCTGCAAGGAACGATGCTATTCTCGATGCGATAAAGTATAAGGCAAAAGAGTCCATTGAATACACGGAGAAGTCAAGTGAGAGGCTTATGTCGCTGCTTACTACCTGTGAATACCATCGAGGCTCTCTTCAAGAAGCAATTGATGGAAAGAAAGTCATCTATTTTAACTATGGTAAGGATAAGTTCTTAAAGAGGGCGTTCAAGCTGATACGGGAAAACAGTGATATGGAATCGGACATTCCCGTTATAAGGAATGACTATTACGAATTGGTGGAAAGGTTGCCAAAAGACACTTGGTTTTACTTCATCAGCAATAGTCCATACCTTAGTAATATGCACAAAGTTGCTATCTTCAATTCTTCAGGAGGCGAAAGGTGGTCGGCTGGTCGTTATCTTTATTGCAACAAACCTTGCATAAACAGTCAGTCAAACACTTCATACTCATCTAGTATTGATACCGTTGATGAGATAGTTCCGCCTGATGATTTGGGTATAGATAACCCGGATGCTCTAAGGATATTGAAGGTAAAACCGGGTTACTTGAAAGGATTGCAGAAGAAGTATGTCAAGAAAGTGGATTCTGTAAGTTCATCCACATATCCTTTTGTAGTCATGTACGGCAAGTACACGCTGGGTGGTTTTGGATTCACGTTACCACAACACAATGGGTATGATCTGTTTCAACTTACTGATTTTTGCACGAATAATGCAATTCCTAAACTTAGTAAGTTTATTTTGTACTGCATACAAACAAAAGAAGTACAAAGAATATTGAGCCGCTCCATGCACAAGTTAGTGGAGAAGGTTATCAGCTGTGCTTATACCCACAAACCGGTAAGTATGAAATATCGGGGTGTTTATACAAAAGTGAAAGAGCATTGCACATCATCATATCTTGCTTATAGCGGGCAACTTGGTGTGTATTCAAGCTATAAGGAAGTAATAGAAAAATACCATAAGCTATTAGAAAATGGACAACGAAAATAGATGGAAATACGATCAGGTGGACATCAGCCTTATAGATGAGGCGGAAATGAACGCCAACGAAATGACTGGAGAGGATTTTGCCGCCCTATGCGATAATATTGGCAAATCCGGATTGAGTAGCGTCCCGTGTTGTTACAAAAAACAAGACGGAAGATTTGTGATGATAAGCGGGCATCACAGATTGAGGGCTTGTAAGAAACTGCGTTACTCCAAGATAGGCATTCTTTATTGCGATGAAGATGAGCTTACGAAAGATGAGATTATAGCAATCCAGCTTTCCCATAACTCCTTACATGGAAAAGATAACAGGAATATCTTGAAGAAATTATTTGAACAAATTCAGACCATCGAGTTCAAGAAGTTCGCCCACATCAACATTGACGAAATTACACCGGTTGATACGAACGGTATAGATATATCCGTGATGAAGGAGACTTTCACTTTCTCCATTATCCTTTACCCAAACTCGTTTGATGCACTAGACAGTCTGTTTGGGGACATAAGGGAGCAGGCGAAGAAAAGCGACATCGTATTGATTGCAGACCATGAACCTAATGAGGAGATGCTGCTTAAGTTGCAGAAAGAAATAGGAGACCAATTCAACATCAAGTCTCCTGCAATATGCTTTTCTAAGCTGCTTGATCTAGCAAAGGAACGTTTAACCGAAATACAGAAAGACAATGATTTGGGTAATAGCGAATCGTAAAGAGGAAGACGGCAGCTTTCCCACGTACAAGTATTATAAGAAAGCCTTTGCCGATGGTAAAATAGACATATTTTGTGCGGATAAGGATGATGATTTCTCTTTTCTCACGAAAGAGGATATTGCTTTTATTCGGGCAAGAGACGAGAACATCAATCAACATGTTAGAAAAGCTCAGGAAAGAATCGGATTTGCGTCCACGCTTGAATCTTCGCAGACTAACTATCTTACTCATGATAAGGAAGCTGTTAAATCCGAATTGTACAAATGTGGCATTCCGTTTCCTCTGACAGTTAGTCCCAATGATGTGGAAAGAGGTTTCGCATATTTCGTTAAACCAAAGTTTGGCGAGAATAGCGTCGGAATAGATTCAAACAGTATATGCTTTACTAAGTCGCAGGTCATAAATAAATGTCTATTTCTTCACAAACAAGGCATAGAACCGATGATAGAACGTTACATTGACGGGAGTGATATAACCACTTCTGTAATATACTCAAAGAAAGATAGCTCTTTAAAGACATACTCTGCTTTTACGAATGCCAATAACACGGATGGCATACAAACGGATGAAACAAAGCGAAATTACAGCTTCAGTGCATCTGCATGCAAAGATGAATTACTTGACAGAATTGCGAAGAAAGTGTTTGAAGCGGTAAGTGCTAAACATTACCTTAGGATAGATTTCAGAATGTCCAACCAAGTACCATATGTGATAGATATTAATATGATTCCCGGACTTTCTCCCAATGGATATATGGCTAAGTGCATGAAAGAGCATGGCATAGAGTACAATGATTTTATACGAATGGTCGTAAACAGTGCGTTCTAACTGATAATTAAAAACAAATAGAAATAAGCAAATTCAACATTTAAAAACTGTGATATGGCACGATACAAGAAAATCCCGTATGAAAAGGTCGCTGAGGTTTATACTAAGAAAGCTGGTAATATATCATCTACGTGTACTTCTCTCGGCATAGACCGAAATACATTTACCGCATGGCGTAAAAAGTACCCTAAATTGAATCAACTACTGTCAGATGTTGATGAGAGTTTAATCGATTTTTCTGAAAGCAAATTGCTTGAACAGATTAACGCAGGCAACCTTACAGCCATCATATTCCATCTCAAGACAAAAGGCAAAAAACGTGGCTATGTGGAAAGCGTTGAGCAAAACGTGAATGTCAATCCATTTGAGAAACTGATGCAAGAATTGCCTGATGATGAGGAATGAGCCATGTACGCAAGGACATACGCTACTTAAAGTCATGGATAGAAGACTGGAATAGGTTTTGCCGTGATGTTTTGAAGGTTCGTTTAGACAGCGAGCAGCAATCTATCATATCCTCTGTCCAGCACAATCCTATGACAGCTGTTGCATCAGGTACAGCTCGTGGTAAGGACTTCGTTGCAGCATGTGCTGCTATGTGTTTTATGTACCTCACTCCACGTTGGAAAGATGGCAAATTATCCAAGAATACAAAAATTGCCATGACTGCACCAACAGCAAGGCAGGTATATAACATCATGATGCCTGAAATCTCACGACTATTTAGAAATGCAGAATTTTTACCCGGTCGACTTCTATCTGCCGGAATAAGGACTAATTATGAAGAATGGTTCCTGACGGGGTTTAAGGCTGGTGATGACAATACTGAAGCATGGTCTGGGTTCCACGCTGTGAATACAATGTTCGTCGTTACTGAAGCATCGGGTATTTCAGAAGCAACATATAATGCTATTGAAGGTAACTTACAGGGAAATTCCCGTTTACTCATCGTGTTTAATCCTAACATAACTACGGGTTATGCCGCACGAGCCATGAAATCCAATCGATTTGCGAAATTCCGGTTAAACTCACTCAATGCAGAGAATGTAGTCAAAAGGAAATTAGTCATTCCCGGTCAAGTAGATTATGAATGGGTAAAAGATAAAGTGATAAATTGGTGTTCTCCCATTCAGAAGGCAGATTTTAATGAAGGAGAAGGTGATTTTAAGTGGGAAGATGGTCTATACCGACCTAATGACCTTTTTCGTGTCAAGGTACTTGGTATGTTTCCAAAAGTCTCCGAAGATGTACTTATTCCGTATGAATGGATAGAGATTGCAAATGATAATTGGAATCGTTTACAAGAAGAAGGTTTTACACCGTCTAAATCATGTAAGATTGGTTCTGATGTTGCTGGTATGGGTCGAGATGAAAGTGTACTTTGCCCTCGATACGGAAACTATGTCCCTAAATTTGAAGTTCACCAATCTGCTGGAAAAGCGGACCACATGCATGTCGCAGGAATGCACATCATATATCTTTCTGACAAAAAATCCAAAGCGTACATCGATACAATAGGTGAAGGAGCTGGAGTATATTCCCGATTGGAAGAACTCGGATATAGGAATGTTTATTCTTGTAAGTATTCCGAGAGTGCAAAAGGCTTGCATGACCTTACCGGACAATATGAATTTGCCAATATGCGAGCTTACTGCTATTGGTCTTTACGTGATTGGCTTAACCCTAAGAACGGTTTTGGGGCGGCTATTCCCCCTTGTGACAAACTCATGGAGGAAGCAACCGAAACACACTGGAAGTTCCAAAGCGATGGACGGATTATAATTGAACCGAAAGAAGAAATCAAGAAACGTATCAAACGTTCGCCAGACTATATGGATGCACTTGCTAATACATTTTATCCATTTGACTATGATTTTATTAGTGACGAAGAATTACTAAAAGACTTTTTATGATCGCTATAAACCTCTATCTTTGCATCGAAGACTGTCTTATTATTTATTAATAATTGCAGTTTTCATTGCTCTTATGTACGCCGGCTTGTGAAAGTCGGCGTTTTTGATATTACAATATCCAAGTTACCAAAAGTTAAACTCTTGATTATGAGCAAAATAAGGTTGTAAATATTTTGTTAACTCACTGATAATGAGTATCTTTACAATACTAAAACAAATCAATATTACTAACAATTAAAAGACAAAGAGCAATGAGTACTGTAGACAAATCAAAAATTAAAGCATTTTTCTCTGACATCGAAAAAATGCTTACGGTAAATGGCGATTACATTTTAGTAGATGATAATATGGAACTTCAAAGCTGGTGTATTTACACCGTAAAGAATGGTAAGCTCTATGATAACATATCTTTCGATATGGAGCCAAGAGCCTATAATAAAGATGATTTTAATGATCTTAAAGATTATTCAGAGGGTATGCAATTCGCTTTACTTACTAAACAATTTGAATCTTATTATCCTGATTAACAAGTAAAATAAGAGTAATGAAACATTCAGAAGAACAAATAAAAGAAATAATGTTAGCCTTATACGAACAACTTGGCAGACATAGATTTGTAGTTATGACAGGATCAAAATTTACCGGTTACATGGAGAATGAATCTGGTGACCTGCAGCAGGTTATTAAATTGAGCAAAAATAAATCTGGCGCAGATAAATTAATTATTACTTATGAAGAAGGTAAGGATACTTATTCTATGAGATTCATCAAATCCCCGAAATTAAACAAAAAGACTTTTTCTTTTTCCGAGGCCAAAGAGGTCTTCTTTTCGAGTGATATTTATGCTGAACAGTTGCAAGAAGTGTTTACACAAGTGACAGGCTTATATACTCATCTTTAAACATAAAATCGATGAAAGCAAACAATCCTAACTACAAATTCGAAATAGCATAACTATTTATATATAAGAACAATGAAAAAGAAAGCAGTAGAATACAGCATAACAGCAAAAAAACAAGATTTTGAGGTTGTCAAAGTTTATTCTTCTATAGACTCTGCTAATTTCGCAAGAAAGTTCTATCATGAAGATATTCTTATTTACGAAAGTGCATTCATTATATTGATGAACAAAGCCTACAATATAACCGGGTATGCTAAAATCTCTCAAGGAGGAATATGCGGAACACCAGTTGACAAAAGATTGATTGCCAAATATGCTATTGAGACTCTCTCTGCTGGTGTCATATTCGTTCATAATCACCCAAGCGGTAACAAAAACCCTAGTAATGAGGATATAAAAATGACTAACTCCCTTAAAAATATATTGAAATTGTTCGATATAAAATTATTAGACAGTATTATTTTAACTGAAAATGATTATCTTTCAATGAGTGATGAATGCCTTATATAGTATCTAATCTGCAACCTCACACGCAATTTTCAGATTCACTGACGAAGCAATCTTTGCCATTCTCAATAGAATAACTGGATAATAACGCAAATTCACTTCCACTCGCCTTTGGTTACTTGATGATAAATCACTCATTCCCAACTATCTTGTTTTTGTATTACTTTGTCTTATTTTTATTATCCTCTTTTCTTAAAAAAAATAAAACTCGATCAATATTTTATTGAAAAGTGTATGAAATTCATATACTTTACTGTATATTTGCAAAAAGCGTATGAAGATGTACGCCACCCGACTTGTCGTAAACACCTGTTTGTCCGTTTAGGCGGAGGCACATCTGAAAGAAGATGCGAATAGTCTGCTGGCTACATTGCTACGCAGACTATTTTTTTGTTTAAACCTAAATGAAATGAACAGACAACAGCAAGTTTTCGTAAGGTTGAAACTTAAAGCGAAGGCGTTAGGGTTCAACGCTAAGGAATTGAAGGGTATCGCCGCCAAGATTGCCGATAACCTGAAATCCGCAGAAGATGCCTCAGAAGAGGATGTAAACGCAGAAATCGACGAGCAGATAGAAGCGGTTCTCCCTTACCTCACTTTCGGCCAGTCGCAAGCCAACCGTTTGCTTGACGAATGGAAGAAAAAACACCCCGAATCAGAAGAAGATGATGATGACGAAGTTGACGATGACACGTCAAAAGGCGGCTCTCGTCCAGCTGGTTCAAACAAGAAAAATCCCAACAACAAAGGAAATGAACAAGACGAAGAACCCGCATGGTTTAAGTCTTTCAGAGAACAACAGGAAGCCCGTTTTGCCGCATTGGAAGGTGAAAAAGTTTCTAACTTGCGTAAGGCCAAACTTGAAGCCCTGCTGAAAGACACTGGAACATTCGGTTCACGTACCTTGAAAAGCTTCTCTAAGATGAGCTTTGAAAGTGACGACGATTTCGAGGAGTTCTATTCAGATGTTGAGGAAGACCTGAAGAATTACAATCAAGAGCGTGCAGATGCAGGTTTGGCAACATTGGCAACCCCTCCTGCTGCCGGAAGTAAAGGTTCGGGTAAACAAGACGAAGTATTAACCGACAAAGAAGTTGAAGATTTAGTCAACACTTTCTAAGTCAAAAAAGAAATTGTAACAATGGGTGCAACAGCAAATTTATCAAGCGAAATGGAAGTTCTCAATGCCGGAATGGATTCTGTCGTAATCCGGCATTATGTAGCTGGCATTATCGGAGGTCGTACTCTTGACGTATCAAATTATAACCTTCCGGTTATTAAAGCCGGGCACGTTGTTATTCGTGATCCGTCAACAGACACGTACAAACCTATGCCCGTAAAATCATCTGGCGATGGATACGACTCACTTCCCGGTTCTCATGAATATGTAGGAGTAGTTGTATGTACAAAACCAACTAGTGAACCATTGGTTGGTATTATGTATAGTGGCGAAGTCAATGATTTGGCGAGTCCATACCCCATAGACGACATAAAAGCGGCTATGAAAACGGCATTGCCAACTCTTGTATTCTTACACGATTAATGTAGAAAGGAGGTAAAAAATGAAAGAATCACTATTTATTGAATACATCAGAAAGATTTTCCCGAAACTTCAAACCATCATCGAGAGAATCAATGGTAAGCGAGGCAATCAGCTTACATATCTTCACAAGACAATGCTTCGCAAAGAATATTCCGCAGACCAAAAGTGGGAAAGTGCATCAGTTAACACAACTTATGTTGCGGCCGACATGGTAGCAATGGACTCACCTCTCCCTCCCAAGATGAGAGACTCCATTGCTCACGCAAATGGTACATTGCCAAAGGTCGGAATGAAAAAAATTCTTCGTGAGACTCAGATCAACACAATCAACATCATGAAAGCTCAAGGAGCTGCGTTCACTAATATAGCTAACAAGCTAACCAACGATGCGGTAGCTTGCTCTGTTGGTATCGATGAAAAGAACGAAGCAAACTTTTTAACTGCTTTATCTGATGGAGTTGTAATCGTTGAAGATGAAAACAATACAGGAACTGGATTGCGCATAAATTTCAACTATTTACCGCAAAATAGCTTTGGTGTAGAAACAGCTGGAACTATTTCTTCTGATGACATAAAGCGTGTTATTGCAAAAGCTGACGCAGATGGTAACTCAATTACAACGATAGCAATCTCGTTATCGACTTACAATAAAATGAGACAAGAACAATGGGCAAAAGAATTGGTTGCCAACTATCGAGGTCAGACATTCGACAGCAACACTAAGTTACCTGTTCCTACTGCTACATTGTTTGACGAAGCATTTGCCGATGACAACAACGGAATTACATTCTTAAAGATTGACCGTACAGTCATTTCTGAGAAAAATGGTAAACGCATTCCGTACAAACCGTGGAATGCGAACAAACTAATATTCCTTACTACACAAGAAGTTGGCGCATTGGTTTGGGGCACACTTGCAGAAGTTACTAATCCCGTAGCAGGAGTAATTTATTCCACGGTAGATGAATACAAACTTATCAGCAAGTATTCTAAAAATGATCCTTTGCAGGAATTTACAAGTGGTCAAGCATTAGTTCTCCCTGTTATTGAAAACGTAGACCAAATCTACTCTCTTGACATCTCAGAGGCTCAAACGATTGACACTACCGAAGAGGGAAAAGATTCTACCGATAAGAACATCACCATTTGGGGACAAGCTTACATAAAAGCAAACTTCGTCGCAGAGTTCAATAAAATAACCGGTAAAAACTTATCGACGACTATTCCAGACGATAAGTTAATTGCTGCTGTAAACAAATTGAATGATGCCGATGAAGCTAAGCTCAAAAAAGCTGTTGAATCATATAAAACAACAAATGGAGATAGTTAAGCCATGAAGACAATTCAGCAAGCTCTTATAGACGAAATACATTACCCTATTCCAGAAGGTTTTGTAGAGAATGTGATGATAAAACGCAAACTCAATCCAGTTGGTGATTGCGATTCAGATACAATGAACTCAAAGGAGTATATGGGAGCTTTGGCTGATTGTCTTTGGTCTTTAGTTCAGGCTATCAATTTTTCTGAAGCAGACAAGTCTTTCGGTTCTTTATCAGATAAAGACAAAGAACGTATTCTGTTACGTGTTAACTCAATCTATAATGCCATTGGTGAACCTTCGGTAGAGTTGGAGGCAAAGCCAATGGTATATATAGGTGACTGCCTTTTGTAATATGTCAGTAATAAGACTATATCCACACAGATTGCAGTACCTCGTATCAAAAGATGGTTACGAGGATAGCAATGGTGATTATCATGAAGGAGAAACTAACTGGGAAGGCTGTATTGAATGCGACGCAGTTCCTGCTGGTAAAGCCTCTGAAAAAGAGTTTGACGATGGTATTGTAAGAAGCTATTCATATACAGTTTATCTACGTTCAAATTGTCGAACATTCATGATCGGTGACAGGATTAAGATACATCTGCTTGAAGGAATTGAAAGGGAGTTTAGTGTGAAAGGTTTCCATCGCTACCAGAAACAATGTAAACTATGGGTATAAGAATGACCACCAAGCTAAGCGAAGTGCATGACATGCTCATGAGAGAAGCAGAGCGTGTCGAGCGTCTTACTATTCGTGCTTTATCCAAACTTGGCGAACAATGCGTTACAAAAATTCGTGATAGAGCAGGTGATAAAAGTTGGTACGACCAAACAGGCAACTTGCGTAGTTCGGTTGGATATGTGATTGCTCATAATAAGAACATCATTCAATACTCAACTTTCAACCAAGTGAATCAAGGTTCAGAAGGTGTAAAAACAGGTAAAGACTTAGCGAAAGAACTTGCTAAAAGATATTCTAATAACTATGTACTTATCGTAGTCGCCGGAATGAACTATGCTGAATTTGTAGAAGCGATGGATAATAAAGACGTACTTGCATCAACCGAACTTTGGGCAAGAGAACAAGTTCCATTGATGCTTGAAAAACTTAAAAGACAGATTGCGAAATAATGAAATCCGATATTGAAATAGCTAAGTTCGTTTATCACAAAATTAAAGGTACAGAACTCGAACGTAATGTCTCCGGTAAATTGAGTGACAGAGGAAGGCCCAACAAATCTGATAAAGAAGATATAGTCATATCTGTTCTTGCAAATGAAGGTTGCGGGCAAATACAACGAGCCTATGTGAATGTCAATATATATGTCAAAGACTTATGGGACTCTGAAACCAAAACATGGGAAAAAGATTCAATCCGAATTCGTGAATTATGCGAACTATCGAAGTTTTTATTCTCTATACGAAAAGACGAATATCATACGGTTCCATCACAATGCAGTCAAAAAACTGATTCAACAGGAGTTTCATTTGAAGACGGACATACAGAGCATTTCATTAATAACAAACTGTACATAGAGATAAATAACGAATAAATTTTTAATATAAATTAGGTATATCATGGCAGTAATAGGATGGGGTAAGCCCCGTGTATTTATAAAAGATTTGGATGCTTCTGCTCCTAAATGGGAGGAATTACCTACCCCTGTGGAAGATTCTACACAGTTGACAACAACAAAAGGAGATAAACAAGAAGCAAAAATCGAAGGAGGCGAAAATGAGGATGTAAAGTATGGAAAGAATACCTATGCTTTGGCATTGAACATTCGTGCCGCAAAAGGACGTAAGCGTCCTGTAAGTGATAGCGATGGTGTTGTTGCACACAATTATGCTGTTGTTGTTCAACCGGAAGACCCAGAAGTTCAAGGTTTCTGCATGGAGAAAACGACAGTTTCCGTTGAAGACACTTTTACTTCTGCTGACGGTGGTGTTTGGGCATACACTTTTGATGCGTTGAAAGCAGCCGCCGATAAAAAACAAATTCAGTGGGGTAAAATCATCGTGACGGAATCCGGTGGAAACATCAGTAAAATTGACTGCGATCCTGAAGATGAGTCTGGAGACGGTGATAAATTCGAAGTAGCTCCTAATCCAAGTGGTGGTGGATAATTCAATAGGTTGTAGATAGAGCCAAACGTGGGGGCTTCGTACCCACGTGTTCTGCGTATCTAGTGTAACGGTAGCACATATACACTCCATGTATAAAGTTGTGGTTCGACCCCACAGTTGCGCTCAATATAATTTATTTTGCATGGACAAAGAAGGGAAAATAATAGAAATGGATATTGCAGATACTATCATGGAAAGACCTTATGAGTTCCATATAGGAGAAATGCAATTCTACTTATACCCTGCCACATTGGGTAAAATATACCTTTTATCACGTCTTACCGAAAATTTAGAAATAAATAAAGACTTCCTTTCTATAAATCCATATATGGAAGCATTACGATTATGCGATTCCAAAAGAGATATTATATGCAAAATATTGTCTTACCATACATTCGATAAAAAGGAAGAATTATTCAATAGCCACCTAATAAATGAAAGACGAAAGCTATTTGAAGACAACCTATCGAATGAAGAACTTGCTCAACTATTCATAATAGTGTTATCAAAGGATAACATTGACCAGTTTATTCAACACTTTAAGATTGATATTGAGAAAAAAGAACAAGAAAAAATATCAAGAATCAAGAAAAAGAAGTGTAACACTATAACTTTTGGAGGTAAAAGTATTTATGGTACTTTGATAGATATAGCCTGCGAACGCTATGGCTGGACTATGGACTATGTTGTATGGGGTATTAGTTATGCCAACCTGCATATGTTACTTAATGATTACATAACATCTATATACCTTACTGACGACGAGATAAAAAAATATCATATATCTACGGACCGAACATTTATAAACGGGGACGATCCTAAAAATATGGATAAAATAAAAGGCATGAAGTGGGACTAAAAATAATATTAATCCCCTTATCCATATCCAACGTTATTAAGCATTCTTCTATAAATTTATTTTAATGCATCCTATTAATAATGTTCCACAATGTACACTGTTTTCTTATAAAGGGATAGTATCAATATGAATGATTTCACCATTTGTACCAATATCTATCGTCCAACATATCACGTCATTATAATTAGTCCATGCCCCAATAGATGGCACTTGAATTGTGGCATTTTCAAGTATTTGATAATAAACCTTTTCTCCAATATATATATAAAAGAAATTCAGAGGATATTGTTTTGCGCTTCCTTTTGTAGCAGATTTTATTCCAGAATTATATGTATTAAATGACATTGTAATATTACCAAAATATGGAGCATTAAATGTATATGATTTTCCGCTCAAAGTATTGTTTTTAGTAGATGGAGTCTTTTTGACTTTTGTAAACGATATACTTTTTGTTTTTTTATTTCCATATAAATCTTTATAGTCGATATTCACTTTAAGCAAATCATCTGATACTTCTTCAACTGTATAAATTGTTGTCCTATTAAAATAGGAATTTTGACATGATACTATATTTTTGGATTGAGTATAATCACCGCTATCTATAAACTCATCTGCAATATATGCCGAATAGAATCCATCATTTCCAAATGACACTACATAATTTTCACTTTCCCAAACACCTATAATTAGTGATTTCGTATCATCACTCGTCGATCCGGGTTCTCCGTCCTCCGTTCGTGCACATGATTGTAAAATAATAATTGATAATAGAATCAATATATATAAAAATAATTTCTTCATATCTTTATTTTTTTATTTATCAGCACATTTTTTCGCCAAATCAAGACCCTCTTTAAGACCATCGGCATAATTAAAAATATCATCGATAGTCTCAATGTCAATCCATTCATTCGTCTTGTAGTTATCCTTTGGCAAGCATATTTTTTTACTCCGTTTCCCTATATAAATGCGGCAAATCCACCACCATGTACTACCATCTATGTTCACGGAAAAATAAGTCTTGTAGTCGTTATATTGAATACGAGATACATCTACATACTGCCTCAATATACTGCGCACAATGTTATAGGCATCTATCTCCTCTTGTGTAGTAACTATACCTTTTTCTCGGTCTTGAAATACTACACCATCGGGAAGTTTTTCTTCATTCATTTCGTTTGGCTGTTGATTTTCATTCTCAACCTCCTGTGGTATCTGTTTTTCCTCCTTATTCTCATTCTTCATAGCCACATTTAAACGGTCGGATATAATATCGTTAATCACCGAAGCAATGGATTTCTTAACAATAGGTCTATATTGGTCCACAAGTTTTGCCGTATATTTCCCATCATTAAGATTACGGACAAAATAACGTGTAAATTCATCGTCTGGCATTTGGAAATTACGATTAAGCATTTCTTTTACTTGTATCGTGATTTGTAACTCTTGTGCCGTACTCAATATATCTTGCTCATTATAATAAGACTTATGAAACTTTTTTAGTTGCTCAATATCGTTGTCCGATAAGTCGAGCATATTCACCACAAGGAACGGCTTTTCGTCCATTATGTTCACCTTTTCTAAATCTGTATAAAAGCGATATTCTATTCCATTCGTCAAGACCCCAAACCTAGCCTTTGAAGCGACAAAATATCTTTGTAACTGAGTGTCATGTAAATTCAAGTTTTGTTTACAATGCTTGCATTCTATAAGTAATATAGGATTTTCGTCCTTCATTATGGCATAGTCTATTTTTTCGCCTTTCCTCTTAACTAAGTCACAATCCATTTCTGGTACAACCTCAAAGGGATTGAATACATCATATCCCAATGCTGCTATCACAGGCATTACAAAAGAGGTTTTTGTCGCTTCTTCCGTTGCTATGCTATCCTTCTGTTTAGCAATTTTCTCTACAATCTGTTGAATTGTATCTTTGAAATCCATATCTTATGCTGTTAAGATTGTTTCGTCAAAAGTATAATACAATAATCATTTATTAAAATATTTATACACACACATTAGTTAAACTTTATTAACTCTATTCTATTTTATCAAAAGTATATGAATTTCATACACTTTTGTATATTTGCAAATGATGTGATGTTACATCTACCCCTTTTAATCGAAAAGACTCATGGCCGGACTTCATTTTGATATAACAGGCGACAATTCTAATTTTCTTCGTAAACTACGAGAAGTAGAAACCGGAGTAACCAATACTTCTAAGGAAATAGAAAAAAATGGATTGGGCATAGAAGATATGTTCAACAAAATGACGAAAGCAGCTGCAGCTTTTGGGGCTGGCTTTACAGCAAAAGAACTTATCCAAAATATTATACAAGTAAGAGGTGAATTTCAACAATTAGAGGTCGCCTTTACCACTATGCTTGGAAGTAGTGAAAAGGCAAACGTCCTTATGGCTCAGCTCACAGAAACAGCCGCCAAAACTCCATTCGATTTACAAGGTGTTGCCAATGGAGCTCGTCAATTACTGGCTTACGGTACTTCTGCCGAAGATGTTAACGAGACTCTTATACGATTAGGGAACATTGCAGCCGGACTTTCACAACCTTTGGGAGACTTAGTATATCTCTATGGTACAACTATGACACAAGGTCGACTTTATACACAGGACCTAAACCAATTCACTGGACGAGGTATTCCAATGATAAAAGAACTTGCCAAAGAATTTGGAGTAGCTGAAAGTGAAATCAAAGGAATGGTAGAAGCTGGTATGATAGGGTTTCCAGAGGTTCAGAAAGTCATACAGAACCTTACCAACGAGGGTGGTATGTTCTTTAACTTAATGCAAGAACAAAGCAAAACCATTACCGGACAGATTTCTAACATAGGAGATAGTTTCTCGATGATGTTGAACGACATCGGCAAAGCGAATGAAGGTATTATCAATGATGCATTATCCAGCGTTTCTTATTTGATAGAAAACTATGAAAAAGTAGGAAAAATACTAATTGAATTGGTCGGTACATACGGAGCATACAGAACTGCGCTCATTACTATTTCCGCCATTGAGAATTTGCGCTATCAAGCCACTCTTGCTCACATGGCAGGATTGACAAAGATGCAAGCTATTATTACCGTCCTGAAAACGAAAACGGATGCTCTAAATGTAGCAATGGCAAAAAATCCATATGTTGCAGTAGCAGCGGCAGTAGCAGCACTAGGTTTGGGCATTTATAAATTAGTCACTTATCAAACAGAAGCAGAAAAGGCACTGGAAAGGCTGGATGCTGCGGGAAAGGAATCTGAGAAAGCAGCCTTATCTGAGCAAAGGGAACTTGCTAAGCTCAATGGAGAATTGTCTTCATTAAAAGAAGGTACAGATGAATATAATACCGTCAAAGAAAAAATTGTTGCAGGATATAGCAAGTATTATGATGGACTCGAAGAAGAAATAAATAAGGTTGGACTCACGGAAGAAGCTTATAAAAAACTCACAAAAGCAATCACAGATTCTTACGGGGCAAGACAATACCAGCAATTCAAGTCGCAGCAGGAAGATTGGTTGGACAACATAATGTCCGATAATCTCGGAAAGATACAAGACCGCCTATATAGCGAGTTAGGAGATAAAGAAGGTGCAAAACTCTATTCAGAAATCTACCATGCCATATTGGAACGAAGAGATTTGGATGCTGCGATCCAAGACAAACTAAATGAAATACAAGACAAAGGTACGATTTTTGCGGATTCACGTATTGATACATATATCTCCAATATCCGAGAAGCGCAAAAAATAACAGAGGATTTAGATGGAAAAGCCCGTGAAAAGTTTGGCGTTACAAGTATAAATACCTCTCAACAGACAGCAAATGAGCCATTTTCCACCGAAGGTAAATCCATCTCCCAACTTGAAGAAGAAATCAAGAAGGCTGAAACCTCACTTGCATCATTAAAAAAGGCTCTTGCAGACGGCAGCGGAACAAAAGAAGCAGTGGATCAACAAGAAGCTTATATCAAGTCGCTTCAAGACACTATACTTGAACGTGAGAAAGATTTGAGAGTAATCAATGAAGTCAAAACACAAATCTCAAAATTAGAGAAAGAGCAGGGAGAAACCGTAAGCGGAAGCAAGGAATACAATGCGTTACAATCACGAATTGACGCACTCCGTGCAAAGCTGCCTAAAACCAAATCTGATAAAGCGGCTGAAGATAAGCAAGCAAAAGAGCAAAAAGAGGCCGAGCAGAAACTTGTTGATGAACTTCTTGAGCTTCGTAAAAAAAATCAAGAGAAAGAAATCTCCCTCTGGGAAGAAGGTAAAGATAAGAAATTGAAGCAAATTAACTACTATTATGAAGAACAGAAAAAAGAAATTAAAAAGAAAGAGAAAGAGCTGGCCGAGTTAAACAAAGTAGCTAAGATTGAACCCTCCAAGCTTAATGAGAATGGACTAACAACTGAACAACAGGAAAATATTGATACCGCAAATAGGTTAAATGAAAAGAATAAGAATAAACAGACCAAAGAAATTCTCGATGATGAAATTAACGCAATGAACGATTATCTTGCCGCTTACGGGAACTATTATGAAAAGCGTAATGCTATTATTGAGCAAGGCGAATCTCGTAAGGTAGGCAAAAACGAATGGGAACAGAAGTCTATTGACGAAGAAACAAAAAGGGCACTATCTGATTTGGATATAGAGGCGAATAAATCTACGTCTGCCATAAGTAAATTGTTTGACGATATGCGTCAACACACAGTTGCAGATATGCGTCTCATTGCTAATGAAGCTGAACGAGCATTCCAATTCTTGCAATCAGGCGAATGGGACGAAAACAAAGGTCTTGAATTTGGTATGACAAAAGAGACCTTCGACACATTGCGTAAATCTCCCGAAGAATTAGAACGAATTAGAAAAGGTATAGATAATGTCCGTAATTCCGCAGATCAATCTGAAACGGGGTTTAACAAACTAGCTAATGGTCTTAAAAAAGTATTCGATGCCGGTTCAAATACAAAAAAATTGCAAGATGGACTTGAAGAAATAAGAAGTGGATTAAGTGAGGTATTAAGTGTAGCCCAATTCCTTTCCGACACATTTTCAAATCTCGGAGAGGCTTTCGGATCTGATACACTGTCAGGCATTGCCGAAGGTATCAATGTGGCTATGGACGGCCTCAATTCAGCTATGCAAGGAGCAGAGGCAGGTGCTATATTTGGACCGATAGGTTCTGCTGCTGGTGCTGCCATCGGTCTTGTCTCCTCTCTTGCTTCCTCTATCGCAAAAATCCACGACGCAAAAAATGAAAAACGGATTCAGAAATTACAAGATCAGGTAGATACACTTGACCGTTCGTATGAAAAGTTAGGCAAGTCCATTGAAGCTGCTTACGGAAAGAGTGCTTCCAGCTTGATTGAAGACCAAAATAAATTGCTAGAACAACAAAAAGTACTTATTCAAAATCAAATTAAAGAAGAACAAGATAAAAAGAATACAGATAGCGACAGAATAAAAGAATGGGAAAATCAAATTGACGAAATAAACAATCTCATTTCTGATAACAAAGAAAAAGCTATCGATGTCATATTTGGTGAAGACCTAAAAAGTGCTATTGACAACTTTGCAGAAGCTTATGCAGATGCATGGGCTTCTGGCGAGAATAGGGCTAAATCTGCAAAAGATGTTGTAAAGCAGATGATGCAACAAATGGTAACAGAGAGCATTAAGGCAGCAATTAAATCCTCAAATAAAATGGAGGAAATACGCACTAAGTTGCAACAATTTTATGCCGACAACGTGCTTTCTCAATGGGAACAAGATTACATCAACAACATGGCTGAACAGCTTCAACAAGAAATAGATGCTCAATTCGGTTGGGCTGATAGTCTCATGGGAGAAAGTTCTACCACCGAACAAAAGTCGACAGCCGAAGGTTTTGAAACCATGTCACAAGATACAGCAACGGAATTAAACGGCCGGTTTACAGCGTTGCAGCTTTCTGGTGAAGAAATCAAAAATCAAATGATTTCAGCCGTAATCTCTCTAAATTCTCTTTTATCTGTATCAACTAATAGCAATTCTATACTAAATAACATTCTTAATCAACATGTGATTACGAATAGCTACTTAGAAGACATTGCAAAATATACGAAATTATTAATTGATATAAAATCCGATATAGCACAAGTCAATAGGAATACTAAAGATTTATAGATATGAATACAGTAAAAGAAATAATGATGGCTGCTTTACAAAAAGGAGCTTGCGATAAGTCTTATGGTGTTAGTGACTGGAAAACTCTAGTATGGTTGTTCTTTACACCACAAGGCATAGAGTTTTGTGAGAAGAACAACTTCCCTCCTATTGAAACGTTCCGTGAGATGAGTAATGATATTGCTAATTATTGCGTGTTTGTCGACACTAAAAATGTAAAAAGAAGTAATGATACCAATATTGCTTTAATAGGCAATACCAATGCGGAACTAGTATTTGACGATAATACTAGAGTTCACAAAGTTATACTCATGCATGGAGCCAGAGCTATAATAGTTGCCCGTAATTACGCAGTTATTAGACTTATAAACATACGAAATTGTCCTGTAGAAATCAATAAAGACAAAACTTCAGTTATACTTAAATAAAATGGCATCGGGAGAGTTTTACATAAATGGGAAAGACTGCTATACAACTTGGGGTATAAGTATGGATACATCATCTCTTTCCTCCTTAATGACACCGTCACCTTTAAAAGAGTTCATCGAAAACAAGTCTCGATTAGAACATGGCAAACGAGTCCTGTCCTCTAATCCTAAAATCGATGAACGAAATATCACTTTAACTTTTAACCTGACGGCAAAAACGGAAGAAGAATTCTTTTCAAGATACAACAACTTTTGTGAAGAGTTGGCAACAGGCATAATAAATATAAAAACAAAGTATCAACCAAATATTACTTACAAAACAATCTATATTTCATGCAATCAATTTACGCAATTCATGAGAGGAATAGCACGATTTTCTCTAAAACTTGTCGAATATAATCCAGCAGATAGAAATTCATAAAAAAGTACATGTTTTTCATACACTTTTATTATCTTTGACTGAAATCGTATGAAGATATACGAAACCATCATGATAGACATTAAAAACATACAAGGAGATACTATTTTATCAGTTCCTATAACAGAAGAATGTGTTCATGTAGAGGAATTGATGAAATCCGATTATGTAGAATTGTCGTGGAACTCGGACCAAAATGAAGAGATTCCGGTAGGGGCTTATATCATACTCGATGGTGAGAAATATTCTCTTTTGGAGCCATATAATCCAAAACAAAAGAACGAGGTCGAATTTCAATACAAACCACAATTTCATTCGAAATTTATATCATGGGGTAAAGTGCCTTTTTTCATGTATTCTTACGATGAGAATAACGAGATAACGAATCGGGATCCGGATTGGTCTCTTACCGATAACCCGGCCAATTTCATGAGTGTTATTTGCAAGGCTATCGAGAACGAAACCGGAGATACATGGACTTACGCCGTAGATTCTTCTCTTAACGCTTCCACTTCTTTGTCTTTCCAATCAATCGACATATTGTCTTCCTTGAACAGTATAGCATCTGCGTTTGATACAGAATGGTGGGTTGAGAAAGATTCCATGATTATTCATCTGTCGAAATCCGAACATGGAGCTGTTGTTTCTCTCGAAGTTGGTGAAAACATCAATACACCTTCGGTTACGGAGGGAAAAGATGGGTATTATACCCGATTTTACGCATTCGGGTCAACTCGAAACATCGTACAGGAATACAAAGGTGCTAATGTCAACAATTTGGTCAACAAACGGCTGACTCTTGACCCTAAAAAATATCCGAACGGATATAAAGATATAAGACCAAACCTTCAACAGGGAGAGATATTTAGCAAAATCCTCCTGTTCGATGATATATACCCTTCATCGGAACTCTCCATATCAGATGTCAGATTCCGCCTTATGTGGCGTATAGACTCGGAAACGAATGATAAAATACAGATAGGCACAGATGAAAATGGAGACCCTATATACGACCAATATGCGATATGGTATTTTCAAATACCGGAATTTAACTTCGACAATTCCCCTTATGACGAAGAAAAAAATCCGAATGGTATGCGTATACCAAATAAGGAACCTTCGGTACATTTCCAATCGGGGGCTTTGCAAGGTATGGAATTTGAGCTTATATACCACGATGAGAGTAAAACAATAACGAGTGATGACGGCATAAGCTTCGAAGTCAAAAAAGGAGATTTCGAGATTAAATATAAAGAGGAAGAAGGTAACTATATTATACCTGCTATTACGGGACTTATACCGTCGGAAAATGACGATATTATCCTATTCAACGTCAAAATGCCGGAAGAATATACAGATTCGGCGTACATACGTCTAGAAACGGCTATGAACGAAGAAATAGAACGGCTTTCTTCCGACCAAAACAACTACCAGTTTTCATCTAATCCTGTGGTGTTCGATGAAAACAATCCTGATTTATCCATAGGAAGAAAAGTCGAATACATAAACGCAGGATATTCATATGTTACTCGTGTTATAAGCCTTACAACCAAACTCGACTATCCTTGCGAACAGACTATTACCATCGGGAACAACCTAATAAAAGGGAATACGCAAGAACTGAAAGAAGAGGTTGCATCTGCCAATAAGAATATCGACTTGATTTCTGCCATCAATGATATGACGGCTTCCCTGCAACAATCGTATCAACGGACTGTAAAACAAATGCAGGAAGGATTTGCCCGTATTAACGATATGTGGAAATTCGACACAGAGTTGGAAAATACGATATACTCGAAATTTAATGTGTATTCACAGGGTGGAATATCCGCTCTTGGTGTATGGCGTGGGGAAGGGGGTGGCGGTGGTGAAGGAGGGCTCATCAAGCTCGTGTATGGGTTCGACGATCTGGGCGGCGCATTCGACAACGCCACCCTTACCGATACCTTCAACGCCTACACCATCAACGAGATTTGGAAACTCGCCAACGCCGGCGCATCTACGATAGGTACAGGCAATGTGGTGACGGCCGTCAGCAAGACAGCCCTCGGTATCGTTGTCACCAAAGGCATCACCCTGTACGATTGGGTGCGGCAGCCGAACAAGCCTACCTATTCGCTGGCCGAGATAAACAACGTGAGCGGTACATATACGGGGCTGACCGTAGGCAATGCGAACAACGCCGATTATGCCACGAATGCCGGATATGCCGTCTCGTCAGGAAATTCCGCCAACACGAACGCTTTTGCGAACAAGGACATTTATCACTACCAAGAGGCCGGGTGGATTATTCTGTCATCGCATAAGTATATAGATTCCGAGAGTCGTTGGTATTGGAACAAGATTGCTACCGTCACGGACAGCCATACGAATTACTCGGGCGTGGTCATCGAAATCGAGGCCGTCGAGGATTATGTGACCGGAGGCGCCGTTTACGGAAGGCTTTACCTTACCTGTGGGGAGGGTGCTATATCCCTTAACTTGATGACCATGCAGAAGAGTCAATCCCAGAGGGCCCTGTACATACATGCCTGTATAGACAAGAGCGGGAACGTGTGGGTAAAAACGAATACGCAATGGCATAACCAGTTCCGGTTCAGAACCGTCGGGAAAGAGTACCTCTATATCGACACATATACGAGCGAGATAGAAACCACTCTCGACAAACCTGCCGACACGAGCGAGGAGATAGAAAACCGGATAGTCGTGCTCCGGGACGGTAATTTCACGTATTTCTCGAACTCCCGTCTCGACAACGTCACTTGCAGCCAAGCCGATAAATTAGCCAGTTCCCAGACGATTTGGGGAAATCCGTTTGACGGTACGGGTGACGTTTCGGGTAATCTGACAGATGTAGGCAGCATTTCCATGAGCGGAGATATAAATGGGGTTGAAAGAATTTACTGTTCAGGAGTCGTGGCGGAAACCGGTAGCAAGAGGGTTACTATCTATAATGGCGGAATATTGGCCACAAACTATCTCCGTTCGAACGGGTATATCACATCGGACGGTAACATCACGGCCGGAGGGGATATATCGTCGCAAGGCAATATCTCGGCACAAGGCTCGGTCACCGCTCTAACGACTTCGGACAAACGTTTGAAGCGAGATTTCGATTACACCCGAAGTTATACCGACAGGCTCTTGGCTATGGGCAGGGTATGCGATTTTCTATACACCGAAAAAGCACGGAAGCGTAACAAGGGCGGCGTGGACGGGGAAGCCCATACGGGGCTGATCTATCAAAAGGTGAAAGAGATATTGCCATCGATGGCCTACGAAACGGAGGACGGCTATGGAGCTTTGAACTACCTGTCGCCCGACTATATCAATACCATAGCCGGGGCAACGCAGGAGACCGCCCGTCTGGTTAAAGCCCTTATGGAAGATATAGAACGATTGAAAAAAGAATTGTCCGAATTAAAAGGGAAAGGAGGAAAGTGAGCCTATGGCCATCGATAAAAACAAGATCGTAGCCCCGGTAGCGATAACCGACCCGTATAATCTGCTGGGAATATACCCGGCAAACGGGGTATGGGACGTGGCCGACATTGTTGCCCTCGAACGTCCCCTGTTGCAGGGTGGCCGTCCGGGACGTATCAACAAATGGAGCCGTCATAAACCCGTGCGCTATCCGCAGGCTGCACCGCTATCCGACAACTATCCTCAGCAATCCGGCGGGGTCACGACATACATCGATCAATGGGAAGGAAGCGAGACGGATAAGAATCAAGGCATACGCTATGGCTTGAAAGCCACGATACCGCACGGCACGAATATCGTCGCTATCCATGATACCTCTTTCGATTATGTGGCGTATCCGCATCCGGGGACGGATTTTTGCCGCCTGAGCGATTTCGACGGCTACGACCACAATGCGGAACCCAATCTTACCGGAAGCAAAATTGACGAAATCAGTGCGGACGTGCCGTATCTTTTTGTCGACATCAACTATTACGACACTTCGGTGAATCCTACCGGCGTACCCGTCGAGTCGTGGCTGTCGCTGGCCTCCGACAAGAGTATCGGCGATTATTACCCGGCTATTTTGGCAACCGATGGAAATGGAAGCAGTTTTGCCCGATTGCTGACAAATACCTCGACAAATACCGTAACCACCTTGCGGGTGGGCAATGTGTGGTACTCCGCTTTCAAGGTCAAGTTTTTCAGTGACGGTACTACTCCGCCGATACTTCCTGTCGGACAGAGCGACACATTTCCGGGGGAGGATTCGATAGGGACGAATTTGAAGGTGACATTGTTCCTTATCGATAAGAAGTCGTTCGAATACTGGACAGGGGTCGACAAACAGATCACCGTGGCGGATTATTTCCCCATACCCACATCGATAGCCATGACAGCCGAGATAAACAGCACATATACCCCGATTAAAATCGTGGATTTCACTTTCCTTTCGAGTTACTTTCAGGTGCGTATCAGTTTTCCGAACGGTAATCCTACGGTGGGTGAGAAATACACCTTCCGCATTTCGGGCTCTGGATTCCTCGCGATCTATGATTACGAATACAAGGGAGCAGGGATTCTCATTTTGAATATCCCTTTGGGGACGACACATCCAGACCTTCCACCGGGAACCCATACATATTACTTGACCTGTTCCGTGTATGGGGTCTCCTCGTCGGGAGAGGCCGGCGTCCAACTCGACTCCCTATCCAAAAACGTGACATTCGACATTCCCGACAGCGGGATTATCAGTTAACCATAAATACAAAACATTATGATTGAGTTAGTAAAAATCAGCGAAAACATCAGCCGTTCGTTCAACGGAAAAGAGACTGTGGAAACCCTGCAAGCGGTCAATTACCGAATTGTGGAGAATGGAGTGGAAAAAGGCCATGTCACTGTCGGGCAAGGCAGTTTTAACATGAATGTCTATTCCATGACCTCCACGGTCGAGGAAACGAAAGCTCTGGTGGAAAAAATGTTCAACGCATTATCCGATGGCAGCGATGAGTGAAAAAGAGCCCATAGTGAAATACTCGTGGGAGGATATTAAGTTTACCATTGGCTTTGAGGACAAGAACGGGAGCCCGATCGATGCCGAGACGAAGAGGTTTAAGTTCATCTACAAGGACGAGGCCGGTTGTTGTTGCGAAGTGAGCTACGACGGAAAGACACGTAAAAACTGTGTGTTCCGTGACGGCGTGCTGTACGGCATATTCAATTCCGGGACTTTCCGATATGGCTTGCTCACGGTCGAGAGGCACTACTGGATAGAGGATGCCGATTTCGATGACGGCAAATGGGACTATGGCGATGTTTACAAAACCAATATAATCATCAAGTGATATGGCAGATAGTGATTGCATAATCGTTCATGAGCAGGTGGTAGTGCCCGATGCCGCCGTGGTGGAGGAAATGGTTGCCCTGCCCGGTGAAAAAGGAGATAAAGGGGATAAGGGAGATAAAGGAGATCCATTCACTTACGAGGATTTTACACCCGAACAAATCAAGGAGTTGCAGAAGCCGGCTACCGATGCGGGTGCTGTTGCTTTGGCTGCTGCAAATAAGGCTAATGCGGCAGCCGATAAAGCGAACCAAGCGGCGGAGAGCATAGACAATAAAATCTCCGGGAAACAAGACAGATTGATTAGTGGAGACAACATCGAAATAAAAGACAATGTTATTTCTGCGCAGGGGATAAACGGGAAATTATTCGAAAATACGAGTAAAACCTACCAGCTGTATTATTTTAAAAACGGTTTGTTCTTTTATTGCAACAAGGATAGCAGGCTTGCCTGTTGGAATGAACAGACAGGAGAAGATACCGTTTATGATGAAATCCCGTTAAATATACATTCATATCAATATATTAGAAACTCTTGCTTCGTTTATAAAGACGGTAAAATCATTGTACCTAACAGTAGTGCCATCACCTGCTGGGATTTAGATACACGAACTAAGATATGGACTTTATCAGAACCGTACTATAATTGCAACTTCGTCGAATATAAGGACTTCGTTTATTTTTACAAAAATGATGGCGTTCTACGACTGATAGATTTTGAAACCGGTCTCACTGAAAAAGAATTCGATCTGAAAGAATTGTCCGGAGCCTCCATTTCAGATATTCAGAATTTCGGACAATGCGAATACAACGGATTCAATTATTTCCTGTCGTACAGTAATTTGTTTAAAATCGACAGTTCCAACGGCGATATTTCATTTGTAGGGAAAATAGAAGGTTCAGGATATAACATTATCGTCTATTTCAACAGTGCGGCTTATGTTATCAGCCATCAAAAGATTTGTACGATAGAGATGTCAAACATAGAGAACGGAACTCTTGCCAAGAAAAACGAAGCGGGATATACCATGAATACTTATGTCAATGTTTCCCCAAGCGATTCATTGATGGGCAATGCGATTTATGGTTATAGATATAAACTCACTTTCAACAGCTTGTACTACAATATTTATGTATATGCAGATATAAATATGGACGAATATGTCGGGAGAGTGATAAAAGGAGATTTCGGGTATATTCAGATACCTAACCCGAATTTGGGAAATGGAAAACTTCTGTATCCGAGGTATAAAAAATTCAATTGATATGATACAAGTTAAAATATACGACGAAAGAGTCACTAATATTTATTATGGCGAAACCCTGATAGAAGGATTCATACGAATAGATTCTATCCCATCGCCAGAGGAGATACCCGGAAAAATACCCGTGATGTATTACCGGAACGGGGCGATAGTCTATGAGTACGAGGAAGCACCGGAAGCGACGGATAACGGCACGGAAACATCTCCCGTACCAATGGACTACGGAGAAACGGTAAACGGATTGATACGTCGGAAATATACCTTGTCGGAGGAGTTGGCGATACTTCGGCAAAGGGACACGAAAGCAGAGGAGTTCGAGGTTTATAACGCCTATGCGGAATCCTGCAAAGAGGAAGCCAGATTGTTAATCGAAAAACAGAAACATTGATATGGGAGGGATAAACGAGGCTACGGAGGTAGCCAGAGGGATAAGCGAACAGGGGTTCTTGGTGATGACCGCAGCATTCTTCTTGGTGTTGTCGGCCATGATGATGGTGGCCTGCTTCAAGTGGTTCAAATCGATTATCACCAAGAGCATGGAGGATTACGGCGAATCCCTGAAAGAGCTTATCGAAAAGACGAACGACCAGAATAACATGTTGTCCGACATATCGGAAGGTCTTAGACCGGAAACGCAGCTTCGAATAAAGAACATGACGAGTGAATTTTTCAACCTTTCCGCCAGACGGGTTTTGGAAATTATCGAACAAGTTAGGAAGGAAAACCATATATCCGACAGGAATAGGACGCATGAAAAAATTATCGGAAATCTCACGAACCAGTACGAGGACAGGAACAGCCGTTTCGACTACTTTACCTATCGGGGTAAACGTCTTTCATGTTATACCAATCCTGAATGGATAGACTGGGTGGCAGAGGTTGTCGAGAACGAGATATATGCCCATACGGTGAACGATGACAGGGCTAAAACCAATGTATTTTCTGTCTATGACCGTATCAAGCTCGATTTTTATCACCGATTAAATAACGAATAATATGAAGAAAATTTTGGAAAGAATCAAAGGGTTGTTATTGTCTATTCCCCACGACAAGCTGCTGCATTTTATCGCAGGAGGTGTCATCGCCTCTTTCTTCGCCATCGTGATAGGTGCGACGGCGGAATATTGTGTGCTGTTCTCTGCCATAGCGGGCTGTATCAAGGAGGCTGTCGACGAGTGGAGGAAGCCGGGGGCTTGGTCGTATGCCGACTTGCTGGCTACCATACTGGGAGGGCTGGTGATTCAAATCGAGGTCTGGATTGCCTGACGAAAAAAATGAAGAATGGATATGAAATACTTCACGATGAAAGAACTCACAAAGAGCTCAACGGCCGATAAATTGGGTATAGACAATACCCCGACGACCGAAGCGTCTGTTGCGCTGTCGAACCTTGTCACCCATGTTTTAGACCCCTTGCGGGAGATGTACGGGAAGGCGATAACCGTCAATTCGGGCTATCGTTGTCCCAAACTCAATGCCGCTGTGGGTGGTGCGAAAAACAGCCAGCACATGAGGGGCGAGGCGGCGGATATAACGGCAGGGAACAAGGAGGAGAACAAGAAACTGTTCGAGTTGATTCGGGATAACCTTCCCTTCGACCAGTTGATTGACGAGAGCGATTACAGCTGGGTGCACGTGTCTTATGTGTCTTCATCGAAGAACCGGAAACAAATACTGAGCCTATGAGACATATCGTATTCCTATTGTTGTTTTTGGCTATCTTGGCTGCGACGAGCTGTACCAGACATGTGTATGTTCCTGTGGAGACGACAAAGAGCGACACGGTGTATCTGAACCGGGTGCAGCTCGATTCCATATACATGCGGGACAGTGTTTTCATCGAGAAATCGGGAGACACGATACGGGAGTTCCAATACAAGTACATATACAGGTTCAAGGACAGAATCGATACGCTGTATATATCCAAGACGGACAGCATACAAGTACCCTACCCCGTCGAGGTAGTAAAGTACAAGACTCCCCGATGGTGCTGGTGGGCTCTCGGTGTCATTGTCTTGCTGCTTGTCCCTTACATCATGAAATGGATAACAAAATTGAAAGGACTGGGTTTCTTGATATAATTTGATTTACGACTCCTTCCGGGGCTTCGGAGTATAAAGGAAAGCCTCAATCTCTTGCTGCTCTTCCAAAACTAACAAGAGACAACATCACGGGGAATGTTACGAGGCTTTCACAGCCTTTAAACAGGAACGTGATGTTTTTTATTGTGTCAACAATCTATAATTTAACAAATATTTAAAAAGGCAAGAGATATGAAAACCAATGAAATCTTTGAACACGTCTTGCAAATCGTTTGCGAGGAATGTGAGCTGTGTTACGGCGAATTGATTAACGGGGCGAACAAAAATGCGGTCGACGCACGTTGCCTGCTCATCTGTGCGTTGGTATCGCTCGGCTTCTCCGAGGAGAACACCGCCGCTTATCTTTCCATGACCCGACAGGGAGTGAACAAATTGAAAAACAGCCTGAAACAGCGGTGTTCGGGAAGTTTTATTCTGACAACGACAAATCAACGGGTCAGCAACAGGATAGCCACCGAAATCAGAGGATAGCAACGGCAATAGCCATACGTTTGTATGCGGCCGATATTGGCCGTAACCATCAATTATATCTATATGGAAAGAACGTATGTTTTCAATCAAGAGCCCAATGGTGGCGGAAGCAAGTTCGACATCATGGCTTTATTGCCCAACCTGATGGGCGGTAAAGGGGTCGATCCCGGACTCTTGGCCCTTCTCAATCAGGGAAGGAACAATCAGGACGCTTGGGGCGGAGGCATGTGGTGGATTTGGATTATCCTGCTGTGGTTCTGCTGGGGCGGTAACGGATTCGGAGGTTTTGGCAACCGGGGCGGGCTTCCTGCCGAGCTGAACGGCGATGTCGGACGTGAATACCTGATGTCGGCCATTCAAGGGAACGGTAATGCCATCAACCAACTCGCCTCGTCCTTTAACTGCTCTACCCAACAGTTACAATCCGCCTTGTGCAACATTCAGGGCTTGATTCAGGGTGTCGGCAACCAAGTGGGCATGTCCGCACAACAGATCATTAACAGCATTCAATCGGGTAATTGTACGCTGGCTACCCAAATCGCAGATTGCTGCTGCAAGACGCAAAACGCAATCGAGAGACAAGGATATGAAACCCGTATCGCCACCTCGGAACAAACCCACTCCCTCGTGGACAGCGGCAATGAGAACACTCGTGCCATTTTGGCGAAGCTGGATTCTATCCAAACTCAGGCTTTACAGGACAAGATCACCGCTTTGACGGCAGAGAAGGCTACTTTGGCGGCTGAAATCTCCCAACGGAACCAGAATGCGACCATTCTCAATGCGGTAGGGCAACAGATTGCTCCACTCGCTGCCGGTTTGCAGGCTCTCCAAAGCGATGTAGACGGCATCAAGTGTAAATTGCCCAATACCGTTCCCGTGGTATATCCGAACATTCAGGCTGTAAACACGGACTTGTACCGGGCCGCCGCTTATGGAGCTTATGCGGGCGATGTCGCATACGGGCGCAGCGGTTACGGATGCGGTTGCAACAACTACTGGGGTTAATTCCAGTAAGAAAGGAGGTATATATGTGGCCTAACTTTTTTACAGGGTTTCCCTTTCCGTTCCCGACGTTGGGCAGGGCGAATTTCAACACGCTGCCAACGGTGGCGGTGACGGTCGGCACGGAGAACGTGACTTTGGAACTTCCAAACCATGCGTTCCGTAACAGGGACTATGTGGGGGGATTCTATATCAATCTCCGTCAGGCGATACCCGCCGGAACGACCGCAACGCTTCCCATTCTCATCGGGACGAACGGGGACACGAGACCTCTGCTGGCTTACAACAACGAGCCGGTGACGGTAGAGAATATCGCCGGTACGGGGATCTATGAAATCCATTACAACAAGTACACCAACGAAGTGTACCTTGTCAACGGTGGGTACAGACCTACTACGGCGACGGCGGCAACCAACGTCGCTGCCAAAAGCAAATAATTAACACGGGGCTGCCTTTTATCGGGCAGTCCCATTAAATCAAAAAAAACTATGTTTCAGAATCTTCGAGCAAACAACCAGTTATTTATCCTTCATAAGGACGAAAATCCCTTAGTGGATATAGGTTCCGTCGTCAGCGTTTCGGCTGCGAAGCCCAAGTACCCCATGCCGACACCTATCGGGCAGATACCCCAGATGGAAATGGTGGTGGACGTGGTGGTCTGCGTGAACGGGCAGAACACGACGTTCCAGAACTTACCGGCAGGTGCGGACATCGCTGACTTCGGGCAAAACGGCAACATCGTCATATCTTGTTCCAGAGAGGCCATGAACTCGGAAGTGTCGGCTATCCGGCAAAAGAGCTTGGACGAACTGAACCGGCGTAATTACCACGAGAACGTGATTGCCGGGTGCGACAAGATATTGACAGTTTTGAATCCCGAATTTGCGGAAAAGCAAAGGCAGGAGCAGGAGATTGCCACCCTCAAAGGGCAGATGTCCGAAATGAGCAGAAGCATGGCCGACCTAATGGCCATGAACAAGAAACTGATGGAACAGCTCAGTGTTTCTGAAACTTCTAAAAACAAAAAGTAATATGGGAATGTGGTCAATATTAGAAGAAGGCCGTGGATATGAAGGATTCAATGAACGCGGCGGTAGAGAGCTCGAAATGGCCTACAAGGAAGGTTGCGAGCACGGCTACAAGAAAGGCTATGAAGCTGCCATGCGGGAAATGCAGGGCGGCGATATGGGCTTCCGTGGCAATAATGGCGGCAGTTACGGCGGCGGGAATTATGGCGGAGGTTCTTCCAGTGGAATGAACAACCGTTATGCTCCCGGTTATCCTCCTTCGTACTATGACGAAATGGGGGAACGCAGACGCAGACGGGCCAACGGCGAGTTCTATTAATCGGGAGGGGAGAAATCCCCTCTCTTTTCAAAAACATAAAAAAGCAGTGTTATGAACCAACGATTAGACATTTATGATATTTTCCCCTCCGGCATGACGGAGTACCTTTCCCGATACGGCTGGCACTTCTCCAAGAACATGTGCGAGTGGGCGGTTTCCAGAATGAAGGCCGAAAACAAGGCCACCGGAAAGAAGGAGGAGATAAAAGCCCTTTCGAAAGAAGATGTGGAGGTCATCTTGACACAGGCGGGCGTGAAGTTGGAAAAGGCCAAAGGGTACGACCATGTATTTGTCGCCAATATGGGGAAGGCCGACTATTTGAAATCATCGATTCCCGACGATACCCATTTGGCTCTGTTTGTAAAGGACTATATCGACGACCCTGACGGTTACGACGGGTTGCCCTTTACTCGTTTCTATGCCGACTGTATAGGTTCGGGTACTCCGATCATGTGGGAAAATATGTTATAAAACATGATTGTTCAGGATTTCTACATAGCGAAATACGACTGGCACGTAAGGGTTTTTTACGCCGTTACCACCTACTGGACAAACACCATACTCCGGGAGCTGGAACGGATAGGTTGTACAGGGAGTAATCTGGAAAATGCTTTCAGAAGTTTGTCGTCCGGTAACTTGAATACAGGCCTTACCTATTCCAATTTCGAGCATCGCCGGACGGTGATGGTAATTGCCATGACGACGAGCCCCGAACAGTTCCAAAACTCTTGGGACCATGAAAAGGGGCATTTGTGCAGGCATATATCCCGGACGTTCGGCATTGACCCTTACGGGGAGGAAGAACAGTACCTTCGGGGATATATCGGGCAGAAGATGTTCCCCGTGGCGAAGAAGTTCCTATGTGAGTGTTGCAGAAAGAAATTAATTCGGGAAATACATGGAGATAGCTAAAATCATACAAGCCATCTGTTCCGGCAAGTCGAGGAAGGAGGTTTATAACCTGCTTTCGCCGGAAGAGAAGGATACCTTGAATCGGTTTGCCGATAACGGTCTCTTGAACAGGAGAATGAGGCGAAAATTTCAAAGGAATATTCGGAAATGCAAATGATGAACAGGGAAATGCCGGGGTGAGAAGCTCCGGCATTCGTGTTTTGTTAAATATTGATAAATCATGAAACATTTATACTATAATATTTTGTATATACAATAAAATGTAGTATCTTTACCATGTAATCAAAAACAAACAGTAACCAATTAAAATAGAGTCATGTTACAGAAAGGTACAGAACAATACAAAGAAGCTCAGGAATTATCCAACAGACTTCAACAGATTGCTAACTATGAAAGATGGAATAATAACAATTCGTATGAGTTGCATTTCAACCCGTTCTATCGGTTTTTAAACGAAATAATCAAGTTGAATGTGTTTGCCTCCAATGTGGCCAAAACGATAGATGAAAAATGCACTTATCCGAGTTTCAAGATTGCCAACATGTCGAGTAAGCAAGCATGGATACTTGCCTGTTCGGCGATCGAGAATAACATAAATCTTGAAGATTGTTATACACCAGTATGGGGCAAATAATTATAAATAAAAATTACTTATATATGGAAACGAAAAGAACAATGGTATTATCATTTCATGTTTGCCGAGGTGGCAGATTCTTTAACCCCGGTCATGTTGAATTTGTCGGAGAAGAAACATTCTCAGATGTGTGTAGCATGTTGTCAGATCGCTTGTTCACGAAAGACAGGGACGAGCATGGGAGGTTCTGCAAACCCTATATTGCAGACGAAGTGGGCACTGTCGTTAGTGAGGACGACGAGAACGGAAGAACAGGAGAGATAGACTTCGATGGTGATTATGACAGATATTATACTATCGAGATAGAGGATATAGACGACCTCAGCGACTCGGAATTGGAAGCCATAAGGGAGTATAAAGGGTATATAAGCGAAGATCTTGAACATCTTGTTAAAGTCGATGACGACGAGGAGGACGAAGAATGAAAAGGGAATTTCCATTATTCATTGTAGACCATAACCGGGCGCACAAGTTCGGAGAAGTCGACTTCATATACTGCTCGGACATAGACAATGGATTCATCGCCAAAGTCGAGTATATCGACGGCTTTATCGAGGAAGTCGGAGAGGATTACCGTATAGAGCCCGGATTGTCAGGGTCTAATATCTCCGCAAAGATCAGCATTAAGCGTATTACAGGTAAAAATCCTGATAAGACTAAAATACGAGGCCTTTTGAAACAGGCTATGAAATATTATACATCGCTATCGACATTCTCGGCAGACATCGGAAATATTACGGTTCGGCAAATGGTGTTGTTCATTGATACGCTGATTTTAGACGGTCGTAAGAATGCAATTGCAGCAGGTAGTGATTATAATTATAGGAATACGGTATTAACATCTATCGCATTTTTAGAGGCGATAAAGAAGGAATTAATAGGAGTATGACAATAGAAGAATTATCGAAACAAGTGCGTAAGATTCGCGAAGAAAATGGACTGTCCCAATATAATATCTGGAAACAGGGTATGAACTTTGGAACAGTCATTGCCATTGAAAGTGGGAAGAATGTCAACTTGAACAACTTCCTTAAATATTGTGAGATCGTAGGAATTGATGTAACTTTGGAAGAGAAAAAACAAACAGATAATACATTCAACAAATATAAAAACAAGCGTAATATGAATAATTCAAATCAACAAATTTGCATTGGAAAAACGACCGATAGTTTCGAAGTGCTAAAAAAGTTATGCGAAGAAAAGGCTAAATCTTTATTGTTAACAATGGATTTTTCTTCTGAACCGACAAAATCTGTATCTTTTTGGACTTCAGATTTTCCTGAACTTATTTGTATTGGTAATTTTTTTAAAGAAAAAGAAGGTAACATACATTATGATTTAGATTTCTCACAAAGCACATTATAGCATTTGTAAGCTGATTGTATATAATAGGCTGTCCCAGATTCTATTTTGAGGCAGCCTATATTTTATTCTCCTTTAATTAACTTGATGTATTGTAAATTAGAGATGTCATATTTGTCTGGATTGTTTACATAATCAATAACAAGATTTATCACACATGAAGCTTGCTGTTTTCTTACTTTTGTATAATATCGTATTACACCTCTTGATGTATCAGAATGTCCCAAACAATAATCGATAATAGAATCTGGAACGCCTAATTCAGATGCCATTTGAGCAAATGTTTTCCTCGCTGAATAATAAACAACCTTTTCCTTTATCCCCAACTCCTCGCACATTTTTTGTATGCACTTTGACAAATAGCTCCTAAAATTATTATATGACAGTTTGTATCCGAAATCTAATTTCCCGGTTTTATTATTTATCCATCTTTTTATGATTGGTTTTGCGCATTCTGGAATATCAAAACTAGTAACAACTTGTTCATCTGTCATATTCTTTGCTTTTTGTCTTATATATGAAATTATATTCATATTTCGGAAATCTATATCTAATAAGTCTATAAGGTTTATCCCGCCCAAATAGAATGATAGGCAAAATAAATCACGAGCCATAACTAATTTTTTACTTGTTGGGTTCGATAATCTAATCATATTTATAGTTTCGACACTAACACATATATCTCTTACCCTTGATGCCGATATTTTAATAGAATTAAATGGATGCTCTTGTATTATAACATTATGCTCTTTAATAGCACGATTGATTATTGTTTTTATATTTCTTAATTCTATAGAAATCGAAGCTTTCGACAATGATTTTTTTCTCAAAAACTTATCATAATTACTGATAATATCCTTATTTATATCTGTGATAAGAAGATCTCCATTTGTAAATTCTGTAAATTTACGTAAACTCCTATCCATGATACCAGCATATCCTTTTTGGTTATTTTCTAACAAAGTTTTAATATACAGTTTACATATTTCAGCAAAAGTAGGAATCTCATCACTGGACGAATTTTCTAACATATTCTTCAGTTGAGCACTTGTATATAGACCTATGTTTCTTATATTATCTAGTTTTTCCTGATATAAATTAAGAAGATTTCTCAGCTTTGTATTAATGATAGCCGCATCATTTCGTTTAACAACTTGACCATTTTTAAATTGAGATTCAGAATCTATTACGAAACGGGTAACAATGTAGCTTGTCACTTGCTTATGACATATTGCGATTCTAATTTTATGAGAACCGTTTTTTAACTTCTTTGCAGGAATAATTGTTAATTTGATAGTAGCCAT